TCAGCCTAAATCGATCTTCATGTCCCCGGCTTCTGCCGAGATGTAACCGTCCAACTTCCGACGCTCGGCCCCCTTGTCGGCGTGGTCGATCCACCGGCTGTATACCCGATAGAACATCTCCACCGAATGACCCATCTGGCGGGCTGCCCATGCCGGCTTAATACCTGCCATGAGGCAAACGGTGGCGAACGTGTGGCGCGTCTGCCTGGCGTCGCGGTGCCGGATGCCAGACACCTTCATCGCCGGCTTCCACCAGGTGCGCAGCGGTTCGTCTGTGGACTTGAAAGCCTCGCCAGTTTCCCCCACGAACACCACCCCTCCAGCCAGCTGCGTGACCTTGCGCTGACGCTCCAACACCCGCAGTGCGCGACTGGTCAGCTCCAACTCGCGCGCAGCCGAGGTCTTCGTGCCCTTCACCTTGCCACGGGTCAGCGCAGCATCCACAAGCACCGAGCCAGAGCGCAAATCGACGTTTGGCCATTTCAGGGCCAGCATCTCGGAAGGGCGCAGGCCGGTGAAGAATGCGAACTCGTAGTAGTCCCGCGCCCTGTCGCTGCGAAACTTGGTCAGCAGGTGCTCGACCTCGTCCAGGGTGAACGGGTCCGGGCCGGGCTTCTGGTGCTTGCGCATCGTCACCTGCAGGTGCAGCGGCTCGGCGATGAACTTGGCGTTGTGGCCGTACTCCAGGGCCATGCTGAAGACGCTGGCCACGTTGTTGAACGTCTTCGGGTTGTCCGGCAGTACCGCCATCAGCAGCTTGAGTTCGCGGAAGGTGAACTCGGCCGCCGGCGTTTTGCGCACCGTGTCAAAGTGGTAGCTGTCGAGGGTCTGCTGGTAGTGGTGCGAGGTGCTGTGCTGCACCTCGGGCCGCTTGACCTTCAGCCATTCCTCAAACACATCGCCCAGCGTTGGGCCTGCCAAGCTCTCTGGCTCTTGCTCAGGCGATTTTTCAGCGCGCGGGCTTGTCGGGAAGTATTCAGCCACCACGAACGTGCCGCGCTCGATCTTGCCCAGGATCTCCGCGCGCAGCCGCTCGGCATACCGGATGTTGACGGGCGTGGGCGACAGGGCAAGGGGCTCCTTGCCGTACCCTTGTGCCCGAAGATCGATCTGGATGGCGTTCTTGCGGATGATCACGCCGGGCATGCCTGCCCCGCCTTCTTCCTGCCGCGCGTGCTGGGCGCACATTCCGCCTGGTCAATGAATGAGTCGAGGGCTTCGCTGTCGATCAGCTTTCGGCCCTCGAACCACTTCCATACCTGACCCTCGGGCCAGCGGCCAGACCTTCCTGTCCTTTCGTCAAAGAACGTTGTTGGCAGTCCGGTCAGGTCCGATGCCTTCTGTAGCGTTACCCACCTTGTCATGCTGCTGGCCCTCCTGCTGGTTGTTGCTCAGCCTGCAGGCGCTCCAGCACCGAGCGCTCGATGAGCGCCGCAAAGGCCTGCAGGCGCTGCAGCGCGGTCTCCTTTTTGGCGCCGGACAGTGGCACCCACACGCCGGCCTGCCGGGCCATGCGCTCCAGGCTGCCAGGCGCTCCGGCCTCCTGGCGGCGAGGCTTGGCGGGCGCGCCGGCTGCTTTGCGCTTCGGCGCCGGCCTGGGCGGTTCCGGTGCGGCTTGCTCGTCCAGAGCCTTCACCAGTAGCGAGGCCTGCTCGTCGTCGGCCGTCTTCTCGAAGGCGGACGGCATGTCCACTGGCCCCTTGCTGTAGGTGTCGTGCTCTGGGTCGTAGGTCAGCATGTCGTGATCGCAGGCGATCATGAGCTGGGTGTGGATGTTGCGCCCGTCCTCGGGCTCCACAAACTTGGCGGCCACGTCGGCGAGGGTCAGGCTGGCGCTGGGGTGCAGCGCGAGGAAGCAGAGCACGCGGGCGGCCAGGCTCTCGGGGTTCGGGCGGTATGTCATTGCGATCACCCTTCCCCTCGTTTCGCCGCGTCATGCTCGCGCAGCAGCCTCAAGGCCAGCCACACGCGCGACTCACCCATGATTTGCATCCTGATCTTGTCGATGAGCTTCAAGTTCAGGTGGACCAGCCATGAGATGACGGTCACGGCACCTAGCGCCCAGATGAAGGCCACGGTCCATGCAGCGATTTGCCCGAGAAGTTCGCCGCTCATGCCTGAGCCCCCTTCCTCGCCTGGGCTGCGCGAACCTGCTGCAGTACGTCCTCGACCTTGTGGAGCGCCAAGCCGCCGATGACGTTCTCGCCCATGCCGACTTCAACCACGTCCATCTCCACCGCTTCCAGCGCGGCCAGCAGGGCCTTGTTCTCTGCGTCCAAGCGGCGCAACTCGGCAGCGGCTTCATCAATCGGGCTCCCGTTGCCAGCTGGCAGCCATCGCCCCTGCTCCAGCAAGACCGCCAGGCGCAGCGCCTCGGTCTGTTTCTCGGTATTGGTCATGGTGCTCCTATCGGGCGCGCAGCGGTGCTGGGCGCGTGGGGATGTTGGGGATGTGGCCGACCACCACAGGGAAGGGCCAGCAGGAGGAGGCGTGCACGCGCTGGGCATCGATGGCCTCCAGGCGCTCGGGGCTTAGGACCAGCCGGACCTCGATCTGCAGGCCCTCGGCGCAGCGCTTCGCCACGATGTACTTGCGGCCGGCGCTGGCGCTGCGCGAGCAGCCTCTGTGCACCTTGCTGCCGTCTGCGTCGTAGGTGCACATGCCTCGGCCGTTGCCGGCTTGGCCAGGCAGCTGTTGGCGCGTGACCAGGCCGGCAGCGATCAGCGCCTGGGCCTGGCCCACGTAGACGGCCATGCGGTACTCCACATGGCGCAACACGCCAGGGAAGACTTCGGTTTGCTCAGGCATCGAGGGGGCTCCTGGCTTCGCAGGCTTGGTGCCAGTCGTACTGATTCCCGCGTGCGATCTCGCCTGTCATGCCATCGGCAAGGCCTCCAATGCACGCGCCGACCACCCTGGCAGCCTCGGCCAGGTCGTGCACCTCACCCAGATCGGAAGAGCAGCCAGCACTGTCCAGCAGGTTCAGGAGGATGCTCGCTTGCAGAGCTATCGCGCTCAGTACGTGATGCTCTTTTCCCTCTGCAGCTTCTGGCTTTGCGGCGGCCTCAGGCGCTCTGGCTGGCTGCTGGCCATCTTGCAGCGCGATGAGAGCTGACGAGTCCCCGGTAAGGCGCCACGTCCGAAAGGCAACGGGTAGAGCGATGGCTAGCGGCAGAGCCTCGCGGACCAGGCACCGCGCGGCAGCGACGGGATCATTGCCATCTGTCTCAGCGGCACCCAAAGTCAGGGATGCCTGCGTCAGGCGCTCGGCGATGCGAGCGAGAAACTCTTCCATGGGAGGCCTGGGACCCTCTCCATTCCATTCCCCATCGGTGCTGTCCAAGTCAATCAGAAGCGCATCAGCCGCGTCGATGGCTTCTTGACCTGGAAAGCTCGTTTCCGTGAGTGGCTGGATAAGGTGGTATACGCGCCGCGCCACACGGCGGACCAAGACTTCGGCCTGCTGCAGGGTGTCGGTCTTTGCGACCTCAATGCATGCTGCTTCAACCATGGCGGCACCTCGTTTTGCTGACTGGCTTGAACACCTCCAGCACACGGCCGAAGACGGTGATGGAACTGAGGATCTCGGGCGTGCATTTACCCCACTGCAACGCATCGAGCCCATGGGGATCTGCCATGTCCAGGGAGCCGTCCAGGCGGCGATGGAACCGCCTCACGCCGAACCATTGATGGCCCTGGCCGTAGTAGAAAGCGATCAGGTAGTCCGAGTCGCAGGTGATGCGGCGCGCATCGAAATCCACGCTGATCACGTCGCCCGCTTCGATGACGTGGCCGAACAGGGCGTGATGGGTGAGCAGGATGTGCCGGCCGAACATTCCGGCAGCCTGGGCAGAGTGCTCCAATTGGCCCACAGCCGTCGCCGGCATGGCGCGGCTGGGCTGCTGCCGAGCTGGCGCCTTGTGAACTGCGGCAGCAGTCATGGCTCGGTGCCCTTGTTTGCCTGGCGCGCCATGTACCACTCCACGTAGTCCTTGCCGTGCTTTTCGAGACGCTCATAGACAGGGTGCTGGCGCAGGGTTTCGGCGGGTGCCATCACTTGGCGCCCAGTGGCGTCTTGCACAGCGATGAGATCGCCAGAGCCGCCTTCGCCAAACCAAGTGCCAATGTGGCTGATCGCGCCCAGCAAGGTATTCAGCAGCTCCGGCTTGCAGTCCACCGGGGGGCGTGCGGCAGTGACATGCACTTGGCAGACGCAGGCGCCTGGATGCATCGGCTTGAGTTTCTCCAAGACCGCTGCTGCTTCAGCCCACGATTCGTGACGAAAGGAAAGACGCTCACCCCTTCCAGTCCAGACCTCATAGCGGTACTGGGAGCCGTCGCCGGCAGCCAGGTGCAACCAGTCCTTCAGCAGCCGCATCTTGTTGCGGAACTCCTCATCCAAAGCATGGGCGCGGCCCTGGTCCTTCAGTCGCTCGACGGCCCAGTCGGGCAGGGGCTGCAAAGGCTCTGGATGGATGTTGGCGCGGCAGATGTGCGCCTCCAGGGTGCTGTCGATCAGCGATTCCCGGTGGATGGCGATCTCCTGGATGCGCTCCAGCAGGTCAAAGGCTGTGACGGGATCCGGCAGGGCCGGCGTTGCGCGGCGAGTCGGAGGGGTGGGGCGGGGATTGCGGCCGGTATTGGGGTTGATTCCGGCGTGGGTTTCCCCTGCTCGGCGCTGCGTGGCATCATTGGTCATGATTCGTTTTCCTTGGTAGGTTTCGGATCTAGAAGCCCTGAAGCGCTCTCACCTGCTTCGGGGCTTCGCCTTTTGGTGGCGTCAATCTGCGGGCCACCCGCCGCTTATCAGGTTGCGGATGATGTCTGGACCTTCCCTCCGGTCGGTAGCTTCGCGCTCCTCCAGGTGATCGAATACCGCCACGGCCTCGGCCTTGGAGCGCGGCTTGATTCGGGCGAGTTGGCGAAAGCAGAAATCGACGTGCTCCTGGAACTCCGGCCAGTGGTCGCCAGCCATGTCCACGCTGGCACTGCGCAGCCGATAGAGGGTGTGCTCATACGCCTGGGCGTGCAGGCAATCCGCCAGCGTTGCCGGGACAAGGGCTGGGTGCTTCAGGAAACGTGCATCGGCTTTGGCTGCGTCGTATTCCCAGGTGGATCCCTTCTTTTTGCGCAGACCCTTCAGCGCAGCCTTGCATGCAGCCTCTGACGGCGTGTCGGCGAAAAGGCCTTCCACAGTGCCGAAGCGGGACATTGCCTCATCCTTCCGCGCCTTCCGCTCCAGAGTGCCCTTCGCGAGCGACTCCAGGTCGGCGAAACCGAAGGTCATGAGCACGGCCGCGAAGTGGCCATTGGAGACGCGGGACACGTACTGGCGGTATCGATCCTCAAGGTCCTTGGTTGGGGTCTTGATTTGCTTGAAGGCCAGCAGCGCCTTGTCGATCAACACCGGGTGAGCGGTCTTGATGCAGTCGCGCAGCCAGAGGACTGCATCCAGCTCGCGGTCGCCGGTCTCGTTCTTGGGGGCGGGTGTCTCCGGTATCGAGAGCGCTGTGCTGGCGCTGGTTTGTACTGGCGGCAGCGTGAAGAGGGCGCGGAACGCCTGGTTGTCTTGCATGTTGATCTCGCTGATGGGTTACAGGCGTTGGCGGGCCGCGCGCTCAACCTCAGCGCGGCGTTCCAGGGGCTGGCGCCGCTTGCTCGCCAAGTGGTTGCGCCACAGTAGGCCGGCGGCCCAGGCCACGGACTGCGTCAGGGATCCACCGGTGCGGCGGCGCATGGCGACGAGACGGAAGAGGAATGCGGCCTGGCTCATGAATTTCTCCATTCCCGCCATTCGCGGGTGTGTGCTTCAACGGCGGCGCGCTCCAGGGCGCCGTACTCAGGGCAGTCACGCAGCAAACGGTTGCTGGCGAACGTTCCTACCATCGCCTTGCACATGGCCGCGCTGAGTCGATGCATGCGGGCCTGGATGGTTTCGCGGCCCGTGTGTGTGTTGAGTGGGATGGCGTCAGCGGCTTGGCTGTAGAGGCTTGCAGCCAAACCCCACTGCATGGCCAGCATGGCACGCTTGCCGGCCTCAGCCAACATGGCGCTTTCTACGCTGGCTGCCTTGGCCTCCCCTGCGTTGATGAATGCTTCGAGGTTCATGGTCTCCATCGGACATTGGTTGATGCGAGGGGGAGAGCCAGATTGACACCCCCTTTGCAACACCTCGCGGGCGGGAGTTCATCCCTGGACCTGCCCTCTGCATCCTGGTGGGCTTACCGGCTTCGTATCGCTTGCCGAGGTCGCGTGCTTTGTGTTGCGCTGAGCCGGATGTTAGGAGTAGCTAAGAAAAAATGCAATAGGAGTTGCTAATTTTTCACATGTTTTTTGCCATACCCCAGATCAAGCGTGGTGGGTGGCGTAAAAAAACCCGCGTGTAGCGGGCTTCTTGACGTGGAGGCGCTGTGGATCGGCGAGTTGCTGGAGGCTACATGGGCGTACGCTGTATAGCCTTGTCTACTCTCTCGAAGTAGGCAGCAATGCCCTTTAATGTGCCCAGATGAATCATGCCTTGATCAATGGCGCCGATTACACCAGTGAAGTTGACCTCTATGCCTCCATTGATTGACCATGAGGCGACAATTCCACCCATGATGGCACCACTGCCTGACGCCAGCGGCTGTCGCGAGGAAGTAACCGGCGGCCCGAACTTTTCCTGCAACTGGCGGTAAACAATATCCTGGGTTGAGTACCCGCCTGTCCACGCGATTAGTCCTTGCACAACGCCATCAATGATGGTTGCTGACACCCATCTTCCAGCTATTCCAGACGGCATCTTCCCTGCGGGAAAAACAATACGAGCGGAGTATTTGAAATCTGCAGGCATTTCAGATGGGGAGGCGTCCTGGGCGCAGAGCTCTGTCGATGACTGGTACTCCCATTTAAATGCAATCTTCGATTTAGGGCATTCTTTTATATTCAACGGAGATCCAATCTCGATCCCGTACATAGATACAGCCGCTTGTGCCGTAGAGCCAATCATTGCTGTACTTAACAGAAAAGCCGCGCGAGATAGCATCTTCATATCCTCTCACTCTGTTTGTGAACAACTTCCCCGATAAGTTTCACATCTTCATGGCACACCTTGCGAGGATATCGCCGCTGATCCGGGTTGTCAGATGAGAGCCACCATTGACCGTTGTCACGGATAAGGCGCTTCACAACCATCTCGCCTTCGTAGTTGACAGCGAACACCACTCCATCCTTTGGATGTGTTTGCGCTGTATTCACAATCACTGTGTCCCCGTCGTATAAGCCGGGCTCCATACTGCCGTTGCTTACGGTGGTCGCAACTAGGTCGGAAGGCTTAAAACCACGACGCTCGTACCAGTCCTTGCGGAACGCCAGCGGATTCCCTGCATCGCCAGATGGCTCTACACCAAACCCTGTAACGCCAGCCGACAACTTGAAGCGCACACGGCGGATGATGGGGTAGTCCGGGTTGTTTTCGAGGTCGATCTCGGCTGGCTCGGGCCTGGAGCCACTCATGGGTCCTTCGCCAGTTGCAAGCCAGAGCTGGTTCACATTGAGCGCGGCGGCAGCCTTCAAAAGGTTCTCCCCTCTCAAGAATTTAGCCTTCCCGCTCAGCCAACCATGAACGCTCGGGGCCTTTACGTCACAGGCCCGAGCGAGCTCGGCTTGGCTGATGCCGGAGGCCTCCATGGCCCTGGAGAGTCTGTCCGCAAGTGTCATTAGGAGAGGCTAACAGGTTGAGTGTTAGGAGTGGCTATTGACAAAAAATTAGCGACTCCTAATAATTGCGGCATGAACAAGCCCGCAACACAAGTTATTGAAGCGCTCGGCGGCACCGCTGCGGTAGCGCGCATCTTCGATGTGAAGCAGCCAAGCGTCAGTGACTGGAAGAAGGATGGAATTCCTGCCTCGCGTGTGATGTTCCTGAAGGTGGCACATCGCAAGGCGTTGGCAGGCATCGACCTGAGTGCTGCAACGGCCCAGCGGCGCGTCCGCGCTCGGTCTTCCGACGATCCATCTGAGGCCTGACCCATGCCGCCGCGTCAGGACATCTTCCGCCCGCCGCGCGCTGTCGCCAGCTCGCGCTCCACACACATCACAACCCGGCTCGCCCGGCAGCGGATGTGCAGCTCCCCCGCTCTCCATGACAGCTCCAGCTGGCTCGTCGTCAACGTCTGCTCCCGCGCGCTCGTCTCCGGGTTCACGTTGGTGCTGACGCTGGTCCTGGTGCTGGCGTGGAAAGGCTGGGTGTTGAGGTTCATGGCGGCTCCCTTTGGTGTGGCGTTTGTTTGCATGGCCGCAATGTTCGGCTTTCCCCTCTTCCCCGTCTATGTCCAAAACTTGAGGAGCAGGACATGAGTGCAGTTGATTGCGTGAGCCGCGCCGCTCACCACTATCCCGGAGCACGCGCAGCACTGATTGCCCGCCTGTTCCCCGGCAAGTCCGATGACTCGGTGCGCAAAGAGCTTTCGGGTATCGCTTCCCACAAGCTGGGACTGGCCGACGGCGTCGCCATCGCAGCGATGTGCTGCGAACTGAAGACCCCGCATTGCTACGACCTGGCCAGCTATGTCGCCCAGGAATGCGGCGGGCGCTTCGAACTGATCGATGGTGCTGGCCCCGCGTTGGCGAGCCCCGTGGACAAGGTGTCCAAGCTGGTGCTGGAGACCTCGCACATCACCAGTGCGGTGATCGAGGCCATGCAGGACGGCGTGATCTCGGACAACGAGCTGGCGCAGATCGAGCGCGAGATCGCCCAGGCCGAAGAGGTACTGCGCAAGCTGCGCCAGGCTGCCCGCGCCGTGAATGCTGCAGGCAAGCCGAACCGGGAGACTGCATGACCAGCCCCAACAGCAAGCCGGTGACTGCCCCGAAGTCCGTGGAGCAGCTGCAATCCGATTTCATTGAGGCTGTGCAGATCCTCAAAGGTATCCACGACGAACTCACCAGTGCGCAGTGGCTGCGCGACTACGAGCGCGCCGAGTTGGACTGCGCAAAGAAGGGGGCAGCTTGACCGTTCTCCAGCAGCACCCTCTTTCTGCCGCCTTCCCGCCGCTGAGCGATGAGGAGTTCCAGACCCTCAAGGACAGCATCGAAAACCTCGGCGTGCAGAACGCAATCACCATCTACGAAGGGCAAGTCCTCGATGGGTGGAACCGCTACTGCGCGGCTCAGGAGCTGGGCTTCGAGTGCCCGACCCGCGAGATAGAAGGGCACATTGACCCGCGCGAGTTCGTCCTCTCCCAGAACAAGGCCCGGCGCCATGTAACGCAGGCGCAGCTGGCGCTGGCCACCACAGCCGTCTATGAATGGAGGCCTGTCGGCAGCAACCAGCACGGAGGGTCCGCACTGAGTGCGGAGGCTCCGAAAAGCACCAAGGAACTGGCCGAGGCTGCCGGCGTCGGTGTGCGCACCATCGAGCAGGCCAAGGCCGTGCAGAGCAGCGCGGTCCCTGAGGTTGTTGAGGCCGTGCGCTCTGGCGCCATGGGGCTGACCAAGGCTGCAGCGATTGCAAAACTGCCTCAGGACGAGCAGGCGCAGGCCATCGACAAGCCCGTGCGTGAGATCAGGACGCCCGTGATGCCGCCGCTTGAGGACGACCCTGCGCCAAAGGTCTCCAGCAGCCAGGAGCCCGCCGATCCACCACCACCCGAGTACAGCGATTTGGAGCGGGCACAGGACCAGATAGCCGATCTGCAGGCGGCGCTGGCGCTGGCGAACCTGGGTAGCGCATCCGAAGAGGACCGCCAGCAAGCGGCTGAGTTGATTGCGTCCCTGCAGGCCGACGTGAAGTCCCTGCAGGCCCAGCTGCGCGCCGTCACCAGCAGCCGCGATTTCCTGCTTCAGGAGAACGCGCAGATGAAGGCGCAGATGGCTGCGCAACGCAGGGAAATCACACGCCTGAAGGCGTCTGAGTCTGCATGACCACATGGGCCACGTCGCCGGCCTGTGATGGCGACCGTTCAGGAGTTGATATGTCTCAGTTGGTGTTGCGCGACTACCAAGTCAACAGCGTTGAAGGCCTGCGCGATGGCTTCAGGGCCAAGCACACGCGCCAGGTGCTGACCCTTCCCACTGGCGGTGGCAAGAGCCGAGTCATGGAGCACATGATTCATGGGGTCCAGGCCAAGGGCACTCGGATCATGTTCGTGTGCGAGCGCCGCGTCTTGGTGGAGCAGTTCTCCAAGCACCTCGACCGTGCCGGCATCGACCACGGCGTGCTGATGGCAAAGCACTGGCGTTTTCGGCCGCAGTGCCAGGTACAGATCGCAAGCGTGCAGACGCTGGAACGCATGAAGACCTTGCCCAAAGTGGACCTGATCTTCATCGATGAGGTTCATGCGTGCATGCGGCAGTTCGTCATCAACCTGATGCTGGCGCAGCCAGATCTACGCATCATCGGCGCGACCGCAACCCCGTTCCATCCTGCCCTGGGGCGCCATTTCACGAACGTCGTAAGCACGATCACCATGTCGCGCCTGGTCGATGAGGGGCACCTTGTGCCGTTCCGTGTTTTTGTGGCCCGCGAGGTCAGCACCGAAGGCTTGAAGGTCGTGGCGGGTGAATGGAAGAAGGACGATCTGGAGCAGCGAGGCCGACAGATCGTGGGTGACGTAGTGGCTGACTACGTGCGCATCTCGCATGAGGTCTTTGGCGAGTACCGCAAAACCATCTGTTTCTCCTGCGGGGTGGAGCACGGTGCGGAACTTGCGCAGCGATTCATCGACGCTGGGGTCAACGCGGTGCAGATCAGCTCCGAAGATGCGGAGGAGTTTCGCGACCAGGTGCTCGAAGAGTTCGCGCGGCCAGATACCGACCTCAAGGTGGTGATCTCCGTGGCCATCCTGAGCCAGGGCTTTGACCAGACAGACGTCGAGCATGTGATCCTTGCGCGACCTCTGAAGAAGAGCTTTTCGGAGCATGTCCAGATGGTCGGGCGCGGAGCCAGGCCTCATGCCGGAAAGCAGTTCTGCGTGATCCAGGACCACAGCGGGAACTGGCTGCGCTTTCAGGAGGACTGGGAAAAGCTGTTCAACGACGGTGTGGAAAGCCTTGGCCCGGGCACAGACACGAAGCCGCGCAAGGAGCCGACTCCCAAGGAAAAGGAGGCAGCCAAGTGCCCGAAGTGCTCTGCGTTCTGGCCGCCCAAGACCGACACCTGCAGCAACTGCGGGCATGTCCGCACCAAGCACAACGCCGTCGAAACCGTCGCCGGTGAAGTGGTCGAGGTGGGCGCATCGAAAAAGCCGAAGGCCGAGAAATTCAGCGCCGAGTACAAGCGCGACTTCTACGCCCAACTGCTCGGCAACGCCCTGCAGCGCGGACACAACCCCGGCAGCGCATACCACCGCTATGTCGAGAAATTTGGGGTTGGGCCTTCTGGGCCCAAGCCTGAGCCGGCACCAGTTGGCGAGGAGGTCCGCCGCTGGCTTGTGAGCCGCAACATCCGCAACGCTGCAGACCGGAAGCGGGTGGCTGCATGACCGACCGCATCCGCGATGCATTGCAGTACCTGAACCATGACGACCGCGAGGTTTGGATCATGGCGGGCATGGCCATCAAGGCCGAGATCGGCGAGAGCGGCTTCGACCTCTGGGACGAATGGAGCCGCCGCGCTGACTCCTACGATCCAAAGGCTGCGCGCTCGTCTTGGCGCTCCTTCCGTGGGTCCGGCGTCACTGTTGGCTCGCTCTTTCATGAGGCGTCCGCCGCTGGCTGGAAGCCGCGTGACGACGTTGATTTCCAGCCGCTGACGGAGGCCCAGCTGCAGGCGCAGCAGGAGGCCCGAGAAGCACGCATCGCAGCAGAGCAGGCGCAGCGTCGTCAGGACCAAGAAAAGGCGGCGCGTAAAGCTGGATGGATCCTGCACCAGTGCAAGCATGAGCAACACGCCTACCTCCACTCCAAGGGGTGGCCCGAGGCTACGGGCAGCGTCTGGTGGGCTGCAGAGGACTCGAATCTCTTGTGCATCCCCATGCGTGTTGGCTCGGCCCTCGTCGGGGTCCAGATGATCGACCGCAAGGGCGAAAAGAAGTACCTGCGTGGGCAGCGCACCAGCGGCGCCTCCTACTGCATCGACAACAGCGGCCCTGGTGCCCTGGATTGGTGGGTGGAGGGGTATGCCACGGGCCTGAGCCTGCGCGACTGCCTGCAGGCGCTGCGCATGCGCTACCGGATCCACATCTGCTTCAGCGCCGGGAACCTCAAGCGCATGGCGAATCGTGGCGTGGTGGTGGCGGACAACGACGCCTCCGGCACTGGCGAGGCTGCGGCCAAGGCTACGGGCCTTCCTTACTTCCTGCCACCGCAAGGCGACTTCAACGATATGCACCGCAAGGACGGCGCTTTCCGGGCTTCCCAGGCATTGCGCCGTTGGCTGTCCCAAGCCCGCACGGAGGCCGTCATGTAGCCCCTCATGCGCAACCCATGCCAGCGGCTCAATACGCGGGGGCATGGGCCAAGAAATCGGCTACCCGGGATGTGCAAGCCGAAGCGTGGGTGGAGTACCTAGAGCGCGCGCAGGGTCTCGATGCAGAGGCTGTAAGTCTGGGTTACCTGTTGGGGCGCATCGGCCACCACGGGGCGCGAAGCGATGGGCTAACTGCCACTGCCTCTAGCGCGTACCACGAACTCATGGAGCCCCATGGGTAAGGGGTGGTATGCGCTTTGCTCCGGGTCTTCAACCTTGCCTCAAGTGAATACAGGACTTGAACAGGAATAGGGATAGAGATGAATGAATTACGAGGAACACAGGCGCGAGATGTTGAAGCACTGCATCCGGCTCGCGCAAATCGACAGGCATTACGCCTGGTGGGCCGCTCAGCGATACGCGGCCGACTCGCATGGGGTGCTGGCAGACCTGCCGCGCCAATTGACCGCCGCCATGCTGGCGCTGGCCGCAACGAAGACACCAACCACAAGAGGACCGCATGAACATCGACGCACCAACCAAGCCCGCAGCCGCTGAGCGGCCCACGGTCATCGAGCGCCTGACCAGCGCGAGCACCAGCAGCAACCTGTCTGTCGATCCCGAAAAGCGGGGCGATGCCGACTATCTGATCGCCGCCGGCCTGCAGCCCGCCAAGCTCGGCCGCCTGGTTTATCAGCTCCTGGCCGAGTGGGACGCCCGCCCGAAGCCGCGCCCTCTGACCGATCAGCAGCTGGCGGTGATAGCGGAGAAGCTGCCGCGCAAGAGCCGGGGACGGCTCGACATGGTGGGCGCACGCATCAAGGAGGCCAAGTGGCAGGGGTTGATGCGCATGGACATCCTGCGCAAGCTCCCCACGTTCAAGCGGCTGGTGGACCCGCATGCAGGCTTCCTGCCCTGGGTGCAGGCAAAGGGCATCCAAGACGGCGAGACGAAGTTGGCCGATGTGCTGTTGTGGTGGTGCGACCGTAAATGCCCGACCTGTGGTGGTGTGAAGCTGGGCGAGATCGCCACCTGCGATGCTTGCAAGGGCTTCGGTACTCGCGAGGTTCCACACGACGCCGAGGGGCTGAAAATTTCAGAGCACATCGCTTCCGAGGTGGACCAGTCGCGTCGTGGAGCTGTGGGTGAACTGCGGCAGATGAGGGCGCGAAAAGAGTGGGCAGCAGGCAAGGAATCTGTTACACTGCGGCCAAAGAGCGCAGGCGCAGAATAACCGCCTCCTCAAATCGGTAACACGTCCCCAGGCGGTGAGTCTGGATGACACAGATGCGATGGGTAGTCGCGCCCATATAAAAGCCCGCTAGGTTCGCCAGCGGGTTTTTTGCGTTTTAGGGCTCCTCGTCAATGGCGGGATGGACCGCATCCTATCGCCCCCATTTGTTGACCATTCCCCGAGCCAGCCGGGGCCGTGCGCTCCCTGGAGGCGTGCGGGTCCTTTCAACCGTGAGCTGTGGTGCTGGACAGCGACGGCAAACCCTAGCGCCCTGGTGGTGGCGTAGTCCGATGGGGTTGGCGGAGTGCCCGAGTGGTTTAAGGGTGACTCGATGCAATAGTTACTGGGTGGCGCCGAGAGCCTATACCCCGTAATACCTGGGTTCGAATCCCAGCTTCGCCATCAGAGCGCCGAGCCTCGCATTTGCGGTGCTTTTCTTTTGGCTCCATCGGGCAGCAAACCCCGGTGCCCATAACTCACCCTATGGAGGCGCCCTTATGGGATGGAGTGAGAGCAGCACAGCAAAGAAGCGGCTGCGCGGACGGGCGCTGCAGCAGCGCCGCGAGCAGTACCGGCGGTTCCAGCCGCTGTGCGTGTCGTGCCAAGCAAAGGGCTTCGTCCGCGAATGGGATGAGCTGGACCACATCGTGCCGCTGCACAAGGGCGGCGCAGACGACTGGAGCAATCTGCAGGGACTGTGCATCCCCTGCCACGTCGAGAAGACGGCGCGGGAGCTGAGCATGCTGCAGCCCTCGTTCTATCCGACCTGGCTGAAGCCAGCGGCATGCCATCTGACCATGGTCATTGGCCCACCAGGCTCGGGCAAGACCACGTATGCCCAGCAGCACATGCAGCCCGAGGACAAGCTGATCGACCTGGACCTGCTGATGTGCGAGGTGTCAGGCCTGCCGATCTACCAGGTGCCACCGAACCACCTGGCCGCCGCCGCCCGCTTGCGCAACCGCAGGCTTGGCGCGTTGTCCAGGCCTGGCCACCCGCCCGCCTGGTTCATCACAACGGCCATAGGCGATGACCGCGCATGGTGGGTGACGAAGCTGGAACCGGCCCGTGTCGTCGTGATGGAGACGAGCGAGGCCACATGCATTTCACGCATCCACGCGGATGCAAGGCGCCCAGATCCCGCCAAGCGCGCGGCTCTGGGGATTGTGGGCGACTGGTTTGCAGCAGATGCAGGCCGGGCCACGAAGAGCGGGAGACGGCGGACCATCGGGCTCGACGGCTTCCCCATTGAAGACTGAGGACTACGACCATGCGAATGATGTGCCCGCATTGCCAAGAGCATGCCTACACCCGCACCAGCCTGCAGCTGACCAGCACCAGCCGCGAGACGATCTTCCAGTGCCGCAACTTCGAGTGCGGCCATGTGTTCTCAGCGGTGACGGAGATCAACCGCACGATCAGCCCCAGCGCCATCCCGAACCCTGCGGTGATCCTGCCGATGAGCACGCACATCAAGCGCAAGCTGCTGCAGACCCAACTGGACGCCATGCCGTCCTCGCAGTACCAGCCTGGCTCCCACGCCGCGCCGGCCGCTACCACGTCGCACCAGGGCACCGAGGCCCGCCACTGAGGAGCGTCAGCAATGATCGAAGTCACGGACATCAATGGTCGCAAGCACCTGCTCAACCCCGATGGCATCGTTCGCGTGAGCGAGGCTGCGACCTCCTGCCAATGGCATGGCATCCGTTCGCACATCGTGACGATGCACGGCGCGACCATCGAATGCCAACAGAGCACCCAAGAAGTGAAGAAGCTGCTGATGGAGCTGGAGCTGCGCCGCCTGGCCAGCAATGATGTTGTGCATCACCCCATCGACAGAGAGCATCCCGAGGTCCTTCCCGGCACTGGGACCTCGTGGAACCCCATACCCCAGCCCGAGACCAGCCCATGAGCCGGCACGCAATGAAGGTGGGAGCGTTGCAGCTGGCGCTGTACCTGAGCATGTACGCATGCCTGTGGCAGTGGGAGGTCAACGGCGTGGAAGGCGCTGGCAACCTGCTCAAGGCCCAGGTAGCGCTGCAGCTGCTGATCGTGCTGGTGGCAATCGGGTCGGGCGCGAAGGAGCGAGCCAGGATGAAGATGCCGCTGCCTGATGGCATTGCCGCCTGGCTGAGCCTCGGGATGCTGCCCTGCCTCGCTTGGTACGGGCACTGGCTCATGGGCGTGGCGTGGTTGTTCGTCTGCGTGATGAGCATTGGGATGCGGCTGGAGCGAAAGCAACGGCAGCAGGGAGAGGCGTCATGAGCTTCTCTGTCCTCCTGCGCCGGGTCGAGCGCCAGCGCAATCTGTGCGTTAAGCGTGGACTGCCTGGCTGGCTTCAGCAGTACGCCGAGGCTCAGCTGGCACACGCGCGCTACCGCTGGCTCGTCTCAAGGGACAAGCAGGCTCCCACAGACTGCAGGCGCCTCGCCCTCGAAAGGGCTGTGTCGGTGCTGTTCTCGCTGCAGGAGCTGCTGCGGGTCTACCGAGTCAATTGTGAGCAACGCACCAAACGAGATTGATTCTCAATTGATGGGTTGTTAGTGGTTGCCATCTGTTGTTTTTCAGACACATTGAGTCAATGTGTTGTTTTTTCGTCACAAAAAGCATGCCCTGAAAATTTCACGATGTGGAACGGGGTGGGGTGGGGAAAAAGTCCAGACGGCGAGACGGGAACCCGAGCGACCTGACCGCTTTTTTCGCACGGTCAAGTTAGAAATTTCGTTTTTTAGGGAGGTGCTTTTATGCCAGGACCCGGAAAAAAGCCCGCCTCCCTCAAGGTGATCGCGGGCACGGACCGCAAGGATCGCGATGCGCCCGCCGACGCGCTGAATTTGCCCACGTTGGGCGAGCCGCCCGAACCGCCTGACTGGCTTCCCAACGCCCACGCGGTGAAGGAGTGGAAGCGGTTGGCCCCCATCCTTGTCGCAAACAAGTTGCTGACGGATGGCGGCATTTCTGCGCTGGGGCAATTGTGCGCGTTGCACGGGAAGGTCGTACAGCTTTATGCAGCGGGCGAAGCCCCGAATGCCTCGATGGTGTCGCAGCTGCGCAACCTCATGAACGACTTTGGCCTGACGCCAGTGGCCCAGGGCAAGGTCAAGCCCGTGGGGGAGGGGCCTGCAGAAAATGAGTTCAAGAACAACGGCCAGCGCCCCGGCCGAAAGACAAGGGCCGCGTGACTTTGTAGCGATTGCCGAAGCGTATGCGCGCAAGGCGATAGACAAGAGGAACCGCAAGCGCTTCGGGATCTGGATCCGTCTGGCTGCCAAGCGATTCCTCAGCGATTTAAAGCGGGGCAAGAAGCGAGACGCGCCGTTCTATTTCGATGAGTGGCACGCGAATGACGTGTGCGATTTCGCGGAAAAGCTGCCGCACGTTGAGGGCAAATGGGGCACGCCGAACATCGTCCTGCATGAGTCGCACGTCTTCTTTCTGGTGCAGCTGTTCGGCTTCCGCAAGCCTGACGGCACGCGCCGGTTCACGACGGCGCTTTTTGCGATTGCGCGGAAGAATGCCAAGAGCACCCTGGCCGCGATCATCGCTCTCTACTGCCAGTGCTGCGAGGATGAGGTGGGGCCTCAGGTCATCACTGCCGCCACGACCTTCGATCAGGCATCGATTGTTTTCAAGGTGGCCAAGCGGATGGTTGAGGCGAAAGCCAACCTGCGCTCAGCCTTCAACCTGCAGGCCTTCGCGAAGGCGATTGCCAGCTACAGCAACGGGGGCACGTTCAAGGCCCTGCACGCCAAGGCGAGCACTCAAGACGGCCTGAACCCATCCTGCACGGTCCTCGATGAGCTGCACGCTCACAAGGACCATGACCTGATGAACGTGCTGAAGTCCGCAGCTGGCGGGCGCGGCAACCCGTTGTGGTTGTACCTGACGACCGAGGGCTACGACAGCCCCGGGCCGTGGAGCGAGGAGAGGGAGTTCGCGAAGAAGGTGCTGCGCGGCATCGTGGAGGCCGATCACTACCTGGCGATCTACTACGCGGTGGACGAGAAGGATGAGGACCTGGGCACCGAGGCCGACGACGATTTCGACGAAGAGGCGTGGCACAAGGCAAACCCGCTGATGGCGGTTAACCCGTTCCTGTTGGCTGAGATCCGCAAAGCGGCGATTGAGGCCAAGGAGAAACCGGGCACGCACGGCGAATTCAAGATCAAGCGCCTGAACCGCTCCAGCTCCGTCGCTGGGGGCTGGGTCAACCTGACCAAGTGGAAGGCCTGCAAGGGCTTGGTGGATCTGGAAGCCCTGCGCGCGCTGCCGTGTTGGGGCGGCCTGGACTTGTCCAGCACGACTGACTTGTGCTCGTTCCGGCTGGTGTGGCGCCTTGACGGTTGGATCCTTACCTATGGCTGGCGCTGGGTGCCGCCGGCCGCAGTGCGGGCGCGCACGCAGCGGGGCCTGGTGCCCTACAAGCCATGGGTAGACGCCGGCCTCCTCATCGAGTCAGGAACGGAAGTGATCGACTATGCGCCCATCGAGAGCCAGATCATCCAGGTGAAGGACTCCTTCAACCTGATCGCCTGCGCATACGACGGGTGGAACGCGGCGCAGACCGTGCAGCGGCTGAAGGACGGAGGCGTACCAATGGTGCAGTTCATCCAGGGGCCGAAGAGCTACCACCCCGCCATGCAAGAGCTGGAGAGGGCCTACCTGAGCGGCCAGCTGGCGCATGGGAACGACCCGGTGCTGAACTGGAACGCCTCGAATCTGGTTGCGCGCAGGGACCAGAACCTTAACGCTGCTCCGGACAAGCGCCGGTCCACGGAAAAGATTGACGACATGTGCTCGCTGCTGATGGCGACGGGTGCAAGCATCACAAACGAAGTTCAGAACGGCCTCGGCGGTTTCCTGGGCAACACGATCAAGGTGGGTCGATGAAGAAACCAAAGCAGCGCCGCATCGGGCCAATCCGGTCGGCAATACGCGATTGGCTCGGGGTTCCCGTGTCGATTGGAGACGCAGAGGGAATGGCCGCGATCTTCGCGTCAAGCACAGGGAGTGGTGTCAGCGTCACCTCTCAGAACGTCCTGAAGTTGTCGGCTGTCTGGGCTTGCGTGCGGTTGATCTCGGAAACCATCGCAACGCTGCCGTTGTCGATGTACGAGCGTACTCCCAGCGGCAAGCGCACGGCCCCTGGCCACTGGCTGCACGCGATCATTCACGACCAACCGAATGCGGACAGCACTGCCTCTGTGTTCTGGGAAGCTGTGGTCGCTGCAATGCTGCTGCGTGATGGTGCGCGGTGTGAAAAGCTCATGATCGGCCCGCGAATTGTGGGCCTGCAGTTTCTCGCGCCCAGTCGGCTCACCTGGTCCCGCAACGCCAACGGGCTGAAGGAGTACGGATACACCGATGAAAACGGGCGGCAGCGGGTGATCCCGAGGGATCGCATTTGGTACATCCCCGGCTTTTCCATCGATGGTGTGAACGGGGTTTCCGCCATTCGCTACGGCGCCGAGGTCTTTGGCCAAGCCTTGGCTGCTGACCAGACGGCTGCGAAAACATTCAAGGACGGGTTGCTGCAGACCTTGTATTACAAGCTGAAGGACTGGATGTCGCCAGCGCAGCGCAAGGAATTCAAGGAGAACATACAGGACTCCGTGGAGCGCGGTGAGCGGCCTGTGCTTGAGGGTGGAATCGACGTGGCGGCAGTCGGCCTAAACCCGAAGGATGCGCAGCTGCTGGAGTCGCGCTCTTTCAGCGTTGAAGAAATCTGCCGCTGGTTCCGGGTGCCGCCTTTCATGGTGGGCCACAGCGAGAAGTCCACCAGTTGGGGCACAGGCATTGAGCAGCAAATGATCGGCTTTCTGACCTTCACCCTGGGGCCGTGGCTGAAGCGGCTGGAGCAATCCATCAGCAAGGACTTGCTGACGCCTGCAGAGCGTCTCAGGTTCTATCCGAAGTTCGCCGTTGAAGGGCTTCTGCGCGCAGACAGCGCGGCGCGCGCAGCCTTCTATGCAGCCATGGTGAACAACGGTGTCCTGACCCGTGATGAGGTGCGGCAGCTGGAGGATCGTGAGCCCATGGGGGGCAACGCGGCGGTTCTCACAGTGCAGTCCGCTATGACGACCTTGGACGCCATCGGGCTGTCCACGGATTCACAACAAGCCCGAGCCGCACTGCGCGCTTTCCTCGGGTTCGAAGAGCAGCCGCAGAAAGGCTAAACCATGAGTATCAAAGCCCTTCCGGGCGCCCCCATGGGCCGCCCGAGCGCCAGCGTGCGCAGTGAGATCCTGCCGCGCGCATTCGAGCGCTGGAATCCAGGCCTGCGCGCCGCCGTGGAAGAGTCGGAAGAGGATCGCAGCATCAGCGTCTATGACGTGATCGGCTACGACTACTGGACCGGGGACGGGGTGACAGCGCGACGTATTGCAGGCGCCCTGCGCAGCCTTGGCCCCGGTGACGTTACGGTCAACATCAACAGCCCTGGCGGCGACATGTTCGAGGGCCTGGCGATCTACAACCTGCTCCGCGAGCACAAGGGTCAAGTGACTGTCAAAGTGCTCGGCCTGGCCGCCTCGGCGGCCAGCGTGATCGCAATGGCGGGAGACACGGTGCAGATAGCCCGTGCCGGCTTTTTGATGATCCACAACGCATGGGTGATCGCCGCCGGCAATCGCAATGACTTCCGAGAAATCGCGGACTGGCTGGAGCCGTTTGATTCCGCGATGGCCGACATCTATGCGGCGCGAACTGGCGCGGAACAGAAAGCCATGGCCAAGCTGATGGACGCGGAGTCCTGGCTGGGCGGCAGCTCAGCTGTCGAGCAGGGTTTTGCGGATGAGCTTCTGCCATCTGACCAGGTGGCCAAGGGCGATGCGAAAGCACACGCCACTGCCGCCCGCCGCGTCGAGGCCGCTCTGCGGTCGAGTGGCTTGCCAAAGACAGAGGCCATGCGCCTCATCAGCGAACTCAAGTCCGGTGCGGGTGACCCGTCTGGCAGCGGTGAGGGCGATCCCACCGAGCGCGGCCCTGTGGCCGACCTCAGCCAAACCGCGGCACTTGCCGCATCCCTGAAAAATCTCTTCTAAGGAATCGCCATGCCGATCGAAAAAGACATTGAACAGATCAACACCAGCCTGCGCGAAGTGGGCGAACAGATCAAAGCTCACGCCGAGAAGGCGGACAAGGAAATCAAGGCTCACGCCAAGCTGAGCGAAGAGACTCGCACCAAGGTCGATAGTCTGCTCACCGAGCAGGGCACGCTGCGCGCGAATCTGGCCACGGCCGAGCAGCTGCTGGCGAAGCTCGCCAACGGCGGCGGTGGTGGCCATGAACAACCCCAGACCATGGGCATGCAGGTCACCGACTCCGAGGACTTCAAGGCGTTCGCTGCCAACCCCCGTGGCAGCTTCCGCATGCCTGTGCAGGCGGCCATCACCAGTGGCAGCGGCTCGGCCGGCGATCTGATCGTCCCGGACCGTGTGCCCGGCATCGTGGCCCCGGGCCTGCGCCGCCTGACGATCCGCGATCTTCTGACATGGGGCCGCACCGGCTCGAATGCGGTGGACTTCGCACGCGAACTGGTGTTCACCAACAACGCCGGCCCGGTGGGCGAAAACCCGAGCGGCGGAAAGCCGGAGTCGAACATCACGTTCGAGGCCGCACAGGTGCCCGTTGTCACCATCGCACACTGGGTGCCGGCGTCCAAGCAGGTGCTGAGCGACGCGCCCATGCTGCAGTCGTACATCGATGGCCGGCTGCGCTACGGCCTGAAGCTCAAGGAAGAGCTGCAACTGCTCAAGGGTTCGGGTGTTGGCCTGAACATGGACGGGATTTACACCCAGGCGACGGCCTACGCGAATCCTGGTGTGGTGGTGCAAGCGGAAACGCGCATCGACCGTCTGCGCCTGGCGCTGCTGCAGGTCGAGCTGGCCGACTACTGGGCCGATGGCATTGTCATCAGCCCGCTGGACTGGGCAGCCATCGAGCTGACCAAGACCACCGACAACGCCTATCTGTTCACCAACCCCCGCACTCAGGACCTGCCATCCCTGTGGGGCCGCAACGTGGTGCCGACGCAGGCCATGGACCCCGCCGAGTTCCTGGTGGGTGCCTTCGGTGGCGGCCTGGCCGCCCAGGGTTGGGACCGCGAAGACGTCAGCGTGTCGATCTCGTTCGAGGACCGCGACAACTTCGTCAAGAACATGGCGACGGTGCTGTGCGAAGAGCGCATTGCACTGACCGTGTTCCGTCCCGCCTCGTTCGTCAAGGGCGCGTTCACCGGCGTGGCGCCCCAGCCGCCCGCATCGTCCTGATCGATGGGCGATAACTAGGCGGGGCTTCATGGCCCCGCCTGTTTCTTTGAACTGGAGGAACTCATGAAAGAAGTTGAAGCGTTGATGGGTTTCACCCACAACGGAAGCTATCGGCGGGGCGACCGCTTCCGCGTTCCTGAGCCTCAAGCCGAGGCCTTGAAGAGGAAGGGCCTTGTCCGCGTACTTGCCGATGAGCCGAGCGAGGAAAACCCTACTGCGGCCGCTGGTCAGAAGTCCTCTGCATCGCCAGCGGCCCCAGCCTCACAGAAGCCGACTGCAGGCAAGCGCGGCAGTGGCGGAGCAGGAAGCAAGGCCGCGCAGTCTTCGTGACCAACACGACATACCAGCGATGCCCGTGGGCAGATGTGCTCTATGCCCTGGACCTCGACTGGTGGCGAATGCACTTGGCGCGCGCAAGGCAAGTGTTCGGCGGGGTTCTTGTGTCGCCCCAGCGGCTGCCAGGCGTGCGCCAGGAGCTTGCGTGGCTGGATGGAGCCCGGACGAATAGCGGGGCCGCAGTGCTGGCGCAGGCAGCCTATTGGCGCGCGCGCCGTGTGATCCTGTTGGGGTACGACTGCCAGCACACAGGCGGTTCGACGCATTGGCATGGCAGCCATCCCAAGGGATTGGGCGATGCGCACAGCGTGGCTGAATGGCCGGCGCAGTTTCTCAGGATCCTGCCGCGTCTCGCAGGCGTTGAAGTGGTGAACGCCACGCGTGACACGGCGCTGGGCCTATTCCCTCGCGCCACTTTGGAGGATGCCTTGGCATGACCATCATCAGCATTGAAGAGGCCCGCCATCACCTGCGCGTAGAGCCTGACTACCCTGCAGAGCAGGTGCTGCCTTATCTCGAAGGTGCAGAGTCCCTTGCGCAGCGATACCTGAACCGTCGGGTGTACGCCGACCAGGCTGAACTCGACGCTGCCAGGCAGAGCATGGTTGCCGCTCTACAAACTGCTGCCGAAGCCCGGGACGATGCCCTCGAAGCTGCGCGCCAAGTCGCCGACTGCGTTGCGCGAGAGATGCTCACCAGGCAGGCTCGCAGCATCTATGCGGATGCCGTGGCGGAGCAGAGGCGCGTTGCGCGGGGAATGGTGATCGAGCCGCATGTGCGCAATGGGATCTTGCTGATCCTGGGGCATCTGGACGAGAACCGGGAGACCGTCGCGCGGGGCATCAGCGTGGCAGAACTGCCGATGGGGGCCATCTATTTCCTGCGCCCCTCGCGGGTCGATTGGGGGATCTGACATGGCCTCCGGACGATACCGAACGCGCGTGGTGGCCGAGCGCCCTACGCAGACCCCTGACGGTGCTGGCGGCGTGGTCGAGACCTGGGACGTGGTGGCCGAGTTCTGGGCAGAGGTCACGCCGACCACGGGCCGCGAGCAGATGCGCGCCGGCCAGCGCCTGGCTGACCTCGATAAGCGGGTCGTGACTCGCTGGGCACCAGGTGCCGAAGGCCTGACCGCCCTGGACCGCCTGGTGATCGGCGGCGTGCCTCACCCGATCACCAGGCCACCTGTGGACCTGAAGAGTCGGCACCGTGAGCTTGAGATCTATTGCAATGAGGGCTTGAGCGATGGCTGATACACGGGTGAAGGTCGATGGCCTGAACGAGCTGCGCCGACGCATGGAGGCGCTTGGCGAGGAGATGACACGCAAGATTGCTGTGTCGGCAACCGGAGCCGGTGCGCGGATCATCCGCAACCTGGCCAAGCAGAAGGCGCCGATTGCGCCGGCCGACTATGAGGTCGAGGGTCAGAAGGTGCCGCGCGGCAACTTGCCCAAGCAGATCGTTGTCAAACAGGTCCCGAAGTCCAAGCGCCGGCTCACGTCTGAGCATGTCGTGGCTGTGCGTGGCAAGCGCAAGGACGGCTATGCCAACCGCATCGGCCAGCTGCAGGAGTTCGGCACGGTCAAGCATGAGCCTCAACCCTTCATGCGGCCTGCGTTTGACCAGGGCAAGGGCCAGGCGCTGGATGCCATCGTCAAGACCCTGAAGCGCCGCATAGACAAGGCGGAGAAAGAAGGCAAATGACGCAGCTCACCGTCTCCCAGCAGATCACAGCGGCTCTCGCGCCCATCGTTGCGGGCCGGTGCTACCAGCGGACTTTCCTGCAGCCTGGTGGCAAGCTGCCCGAGTGGCCCGCAGTGCGCTTCGTCTTTGTCTCCGCGAGCATGGCCGAAACGATATGCGGCGATGGCGGCGACGAGGCGGCCGACTACCGGGTGCAGATTGACCTGGCCAATTCGCGCAAGGCCGGCGAGGTGAAGTTCCAGGAGCTGCGAGCCCAGATCCTTGCGGCAATGGCCGCCATCGGCCCAACCTTTGTCTGGGCCGGTCAGAGCGACACCTACGACGCTGAGACCGACACCAACCGTGCGCAGCTCGATTTCATGGTCTACCAATCCAACTAGACCCTTTCCCATCACCAACCAACCGCCGCCCTCTGAGGCGGCTTTTTCATTCCTAAAAAGGAGCGGCTATGTCTGCTGGAAAGCGTTTCAAGTTCCAGGGCACGACCCTGCAGGTTTCGACGGGCGTTGGCTCCGCGAAGACCATCACTGGCATCACGCAGGAAAACCCCGCAGTGATCGCCGCCGCTGCGCACGGCTTCGTGCTGGGCGATGTTGTCCGCATCGCTGCCGTGGTCGGCATGACCGAAATCAACGGGCAGCTGGCCGTGGTGGACAACCCGGAGACGGGCGACTTCGAGGCCGCGAACATCGATGCGTCCGGCTATTCCGCGTATGACAGTGGCGGCACGGCATCGCCGTTGACCTATACCAACTTCTGCGAGCTGACCGGCGCGAACCAGCAGGATGGCCAGGCCGACGAAATCGAGGCCACCAGCATCTGCTCGACCGCCAAGGAATTCGAGGTTGGCCTCGGCGACAGCGGCACGCTGACGCTGGACTACAACTTCGCGCCCAACACTGGCGTGCAAGCCAGCTTCCGCGCCGCAAAGAAGTCGGGCGAAGAGGTGGCCATCCGCATCAAGCTGCCCAAGGATGGCGGCACCATCGTGATGATCGGCTACGTCCAGCAATCCAGCTTCCAGGGCAGCAATGGCGGCCTGTGGACGGGCTCTTCGACCATCCGCCTCAATGGCGAAATCTTCGTGCTGGAGGCTGCATGAGCGACAAGAAGAGCATGACCATGGCCGAGCAGATGCGTGCCCGCATCCTTGCCAGCGCGAACCCGAAGCCGATCCCCGTGGATACCCCGGCCTGGGGCCGCCTCTGGCTGCGCGTGCTGACCTGCGCCGACGTGGATGGTGCGAAGCCGCCCGAGGGCGAAAAGATGCGCCTGGCCCATGGCGTGGCGCAGGTGCTGTGCGACGAAGACGGCGTGCTGCTGTTTGACCCGGCGAGCGAGGAGGACGTGAAGTCCATCGCAACGCTGCCATGGGCCGACCTCAGCGGGATTCTGGCGAAGGCCCAGGGCACAGCAGTGCCCGAAGGCGGTGAACCGGGAAACGACTCCCCCGGCGCGTAGAAGCGCAGCTCGACCTGGCTGAGGCGCTTGGCGTACCGCTCGCTGTTGTCGGGCAGATGAGCGAGTACGAGTTCAACCTGTGGCGGTCCAGAGGCAAGCCTCTGTGGCCGCGCAGGCTGGAGCTGATGCTGGCGCAGCTGACGTCGATGCTGGCGCAGGTGAACGGCAACAGGCACACGCTGCAGGACGTGGATCTATTCGACCCGCGTGCGGAGCAGCGCACCCAGTTGGGCGAGGCAGCCGAGTCCATGGCGGATCTGGCTGGAGCGGGCGTGCGAAAGCTCGGCCAAGGAAGAAAGAGAGGGTGATATGGCTGGAGGCGGACTTGGCAATCTGACGGTGTTCCTGGGCCTGGATGCGGCCCAGTTCACGACCGGCATGGACAAGGCGAAAAAGCAAGCGTACGACTTCGGCTACGCCATTGGCACTGGCATTCGCAAGTCTGCTGAGTTGGCTGCAACGGCGTTGACAGCCCTGGGCGCTGCTGGCGCTGGAGCGCTGCTGGTGATGAACCGGCAGGCCGAGAACATTTCTGCATACCAGGGGCTGGCCGACAAGATCGGCGATACCGCTTCGCGCGTCACGTCCTTGCAGTTGGCTGCTGACTTGAGTGGCGTATCCCTGGATGCCGTAGCCGCTGCGTCTGTGAAGATGACCGCCGGCCTATCGAAGGGTGGCGACGAAGCCAAGAAAATCGAATCCGGCTTGAAAGCCATCGGCGTTCAGGTGAAGGACTTCAAGCAGCTGTCTCCCGTCGAGCAAATCGACAAGGTGGCCAAGTCGCTGGCCGAGTACGAGAACGGCGCGCAAAAGACCGCTGTGGCCGTGGCGCTGTTCGGCGAGTCTGGCGCCAACCTGATCCCTTTTCTGAACGACCAGGCCGAGGCCCAGAGCAACGTCATCCGCCTCACGGATGAGCAGATTGCGCGTGCCGACGAGTTCACGAAGGAGATTGCGCGCCAGAAGAGCGAGCTGTCGGCGATGGTGCAGGTTGTCGTGGCTGAAAGCCTACCAGCCGTGTCGGCGCTGATAGGTGCATTCAACGAAGCGGCCCGGGAAACCTTGGGCCTGAGCAATGGCGCGACAGACCTGAAGAACAACACCAGCATTCGCGAGTTCGCGAACGACGCTGCGGTGTTCCTGGCGCAGATTGTGGACATGACCAAAGCCGTTGGATTCGGCTTTGAATACGTCGGCAAGACCATCGGCGCCACTGCCGCAATTGCTGCAGCGGCAAAGCGAGGAGAGTTCGGCGCCATCGGCGACATCATCGACGCGGCCCGCCAGTCTGGCCAGGACATGCTTAAGTCCTGGAACGCGCCGTCTCTCGCTGACCGTGTGCGGGAACGCATCGCAGCGCAGGCTGCCGCTGGCACTTCTGGTGGCGCATCTGCGCCCAAGAAGACGATCACCTACACGCCGCCCGTGAAGGGGAACGGCGCCGCCGAGTTGCTCAAGAAGCAGCTGGATAACGAGCTGAAGATCCTGGAGAACGCCTACAAGCGCGAGGACGAGCTGCTGCGTGATCGCAACAAGATGCTCGACCTGGTGAATGGTGAGAACCTGATCTCGTTCCAGGATTACTACGCCGGCCGCCGTAACGCCGCTGAGGAAGCTCTGCGCAACCAGACGGCGCTGCTTGATCAGGAAATTGCGAAGCTGGAGGCGTACAAGGCCACAGCGGCAAAGGCGACGGAGCGCGAAGCAGCCCAGAGCAAGATCAACGATCTGATCGAGCGCAAAGGGCGGCTGGAGCGTGATGCTGCGACCGAGTCCGTTGCATTGGGGTATCAGCAAGCGAAGGCATATGACGGTCTGCAGAGGTCGATCAATGGGGTGAACGCCTCCATCTTGGAAATGATCGGCTTGAGCGGGCAGGCTGCTGCCATGCGCTTCGATGATGCGAACAAGGATCTGCGTGATCGTCTTTCTGCTCAGAAGGATGGACCGGCTACGGCTCAGCTCGACCGCCTCCGCCAATTGACAGTCGCGCAGGCGGATTTCAATCAGAAGCAGACGGAGAACTCGGACATCCTGACGCGCCTGCAGATGCAGGAGGATCGCATCAACCTGGCCCGCAACCTGGGCGCCATTGGCGAGCTTGCCGGCTTGCAGCAGGCGACTGAGGCGCGCCGCGCTGCGGTGAAGCAGATGGAGGCCCAGGTGCTAGCGCTGGAAGCCATTGCGCGGGCGAGCGACAACCCGAAGCTCGTCCTGCAAGCCGAGCAAGCCCGCGCAGCACTGGAGCGGCTGAGCGCTGAGGCCGACCTTGTTGCGCAGCGGTTTGACACGATCTTTTCCGACGCCGGCAGCAATGCATTCGCGGATTGGATCACTGGCGCCAAGTCGGCCAAGGACGCGGCTACTGACCTGCTCAACAGTGTCAGTTCGCAGATCGCACGCATGGTCGCGCAGTCGGCCTGGACCTCTTTATTTGGAGGCAAGGGGTTGCTCGGATCTGGGGGCAGTACTGGGTTCTTCGGGGACCTCTTCGGCAGCATTTTTGGCGGTGGCCGTGCGGTTGGTGGGCGTGTATCCCCAGGGAAGATGTACGAAGTCAACGAGAACGGCAGTGAGCTGTTGGAGCAGAACGGCCGGACTTACCTCATGACAGGCGGGCGCGGTGGACGAGTCATACCCAATGGAGGCGGAGCCGGAGGGCGTCCGCTGGTTGTACAGGTTGCGGCCCAGCCAGGCATGACCCGGACCACGGCCATGCAGCAGGGTGCGGCCATCGGCCAAGGCATCCAGTTGGCAATTAAGAGGAATACGTGATGGTCCAAGTCCTGGCCGATGTTGTCATGCCCAGGCGGGTTCTCGCTGCGGGCGTGCGTGGCAAGCAAATTCGTCGCAACCTGCGCACCGAGAACCAGGGCGGCTACACCCAGGCCGCCATCATCTGGCGCAAGACCCTGCGCCAGTACGAGTTCGGCATGGTGCCGATGCTGCTTGATCAGTGGCAGGCCATTGAGGGGTTGTACGAAGTCACGGATGCCGGCGCATACGGATTCCTCCTGGAGGACCCCAAGGACTGCAAGTGCAGCCCGACCGATGGCGTGCTGCTCATGGACCAGCTGGGCGGACCAGTCGGACGCCTGGGCAAGCGCTACATCTCGGCGGGCAGCACGCGCTACCGGGACAGGGTGATCACGCGCCCCAAGGGGCAGCCTGTGGTGACGCGCAATGGTGTGGCTGTGTCCTATGGCTCTGGCGCTGGCCAGATCGCGCTGTCTGGCCTGGGCGTTATCACCTGGGTCGCTGATGCAGTCTCCGCTGTCTCCAGCAGCTCACCAGGTGCACAAACCGTCGTCACGCTGGGGGAGCCCCTGGCTGGTATCGGCGCAGGCGGGTACTTGTACCTTGCTGGAATGACCGGCACGGGGGCGACCCTGCTCAATGACCGCGCCCATCAGGTGGTCAGCGTTGCAGGCGCCGTGTACACGCTGTCCGTCGATACGACCGGCAAAACCCTGGCCGGAGGGCAGGGCCGCAAGTACCCGCAGCCTGCCGATGCGCTGGCCTGGTCTGGCGGCTTCTACGTCCCCGTGCAGTTCCAGTCCGATGAGTTGGATTGGGACATCGTGCGCGGTGGCGATTACGACGGCCGGCTGATGGTCGGCCCCAATGTAATTCTTGTCGAGGTGCGCGAATGAAAGCCCGATCCCCGGAACTTGCGCTGGCCCAGTCTGCGCAGACCACCACGCTGGCATGGTGCATGCGCATCACGGCGCGCGACGGCACTGTGCTTGCACGCAGCAGCGTGGATGTGCGCGTGGTGGTGGATGGCGTGGCCTATGACCCGGTGGATGGGTTCTCTCCCTTCGCCATCCAGCAGAGTGCTGACCTGGCCGTGCAAAACAGTGAGGTTGTTGGCTTCCTGCTTTCCCAGGGGATCGATGAGGCTGACATCCTGGGCGGGCGCTGGGACGGTGCTGCGGTTCTGCTGTTTGAGGCCGACTACACCAACCCAGCCGCGGGCGGGATGATCCTGCAGAGCGGCACGCTGGGCAACTTGTCCACAGCGCGGCTGACCTACAGCGCCGAGTTCCGGGGCCTGGCACAGGCGCTGCAGCAGACCGTGGGCCGCGTGTATGCCAAGGGCTGCGATGCGACGTTCGGTGATGCACGCTGCAAGGTCGATGCCCAGGCGCTGAAGGTCTTCGGCACCGTGACTGCTGTGACCGACCGGCGCAGCTTTCGAGATACCTCGCGTGCGGAGATAGAGGACTACTTCGGCGCTGGGCTTGTGACGTGGACCAGCGGGGCCAACGATGGCTATTCCATGGAGGTCTCTTCATTCGCCCCTGGCGGAACCTTTGTGCTGTCGCTGCCCATGCCATCCAACATTGCCGTGGGCGACACCTACGAAGCGATACCGGGCTGCCGCAAGCGATTCGAAGAGGACTGCCGCCTCAAGTACTCCAACTGGGTCAACTTCCGGGGCATGCCCAAGGTGCCCGGCAGCGACCGCATCCTCGGCCTTGGCGGCAAGAGTGGGAGTGGATCATGAGCGTCACAAGAGCCCAAATCGTGGCTGCCGCGCGGGGCTGGGTTGGCGTGCGCTGGAAGCACCAGGGACGCAGCCGGTCTGGTGTGGATTGCATCGGGCTGGCCGTGTGCGTGCGCGCAGAGCTTGGCCTGCACCACCTGGATGCCTGCGGCTACGGCCGCACTGCCGAGGACGAGCGCATGCTGGATTTTTGCAGGCAGCACATGCGCTCCGTGGCCATGGCGCAGATCCAGCCAGGCGACGTGCTGGTGATGGCCCAGGCCGACCAGCGTCACATGGCCATCGTGGCCGATTACCCAGGGGGCGGCCTGGCCCTGGTGCATGCCTATGCCGGCGTGCGAAGCGTTGTAGAGATGCGGCTGGATGCCGTGTGGCGCGCCCGTATTCGCGGCGCTTTTGCATTCCCAGAAATCGGAGATTGACCCCATGAGCATGCAGTCTGTGCTGGGCCTGGCGGGAGCAGCCGTAGGCTCGTTCTTCGGCATGCCGCAACTGGGCTTTATGGTTGGGTCGCTGGTCGGCGGCCTGCTGACGCCTGCACAACGCAGCGAAGGCCCGCGCCTGGACGACCTCAAGGTCACCGTGTCCACATATGGCACCGGCATCCCTACGGTCTACGGCACGCAGCGCGTGGGCGGCAATGTGATCTGGTCCCCGGACAAGCTGATCGAGCGCAGCACCACGACCAGCCAGGGCAAGGGTGGCGGCCCCAAGGTGACGACATACACCTACTACATCCACATGGCTGTGGCCCTGTCGCGCGGAGAGCTGACCAGCATCCGCAAGATCTGGCAGGACGGCGAGCTGGTCTACGACATGTCCACCGATGCGGCATTGGAGTCCGCGCTAGCCAGCTCGGCCAACCCAGTGGCAAAGCTCAAGTTCTACACGGGCACGGAGTCGCAGTTGCCGGACCCGTTCATGGAGGCTTGGGACGGCGGCCCTGGAAGCACGCCCGCATATCGCGGTCTGGCCTATGTGGTGCTCACGGATATCGAGTGCCCTGGCGGCCGCGTGCCTCAGTTTTCGTTCGAAGTGACCACGGGCGCGCTGGTCGATCAGCAGCGATATGGAGCCTGGCAGACCATTCCCGCCGCCGGCGCATCACCTCCCGGCTATACGCGCATCCCAACCTCCGGCGACCCGGCAATGGTGTTCCGGCGCAACGACTACACCGCTCCGGGGACGCCTTACCTGGCTGTGCGCTATGACGTGTACGCGCTGGGTCTGGAAACAGTGGAGCTGATCTCAAGCATCACCCCACTCGCTCGCAATGGGAGCCCAATACTCGGTCTCGAAGACATACGAGGGGATGCGGATATCGATGCAACATGCGTGCTTGACTATCCAGTTGTCCCCAACGACTACAGCGGCCACACTGCGATCATCGAGCTTGACGGCAGGGTCCGTTACTACCTCACCGGTTCCGTACGCCCGCTTGGTGGGATGTGGGCGAAGCGTGGAGGGCGCGTGGTGTTCGCCGGCGGTTTGGCCTATGGCGGCGGCTTGTCCATACACGAGTGGCTTGCGAGCAATCCATCCGTGGTCATTCCCGGGGTGGTTGCGGCGCTGTTGGCAATCAACAGCACTCATGTTTTCGTCGTCACTACTTCGGGGCGACTGAGGGCATACGATGTGCTCACGGGTGAGCTGCAGGGCGATATCCCAAACCCTGGCGGCGCGAACTCTCGCATTACGACAGACGCAAATGATCGAGTTGTGCTCTCGCATGCTGTCGGCACGTCCGAGACGCAGCTGCTGCACTTGAGGTCCGAGGGCGGCTCCATCGTGGTTGACGTGCTGCACACCACACCCTTCCTGATTGCGGGCGTAGCCGATGCATCTCCAGTGCTGAATCGCCCGTACACCATCGCTGGTGATGCCGTGGGCGCGCTGCAGCGGGATGGGTCAACGCAGTGGCGCGTCTGTGTCGCACTGCTCAACCGCTCCACGGATGCGCCGGTCAGCGTGGCCAGCGTGATCCTCGACCAGTGCGCGCAGGCCGGGATCGACTCCGCTGATGTCGATGTCTCCACGGTCACGGACATGGTGCATGGGTATGTGATAGCCAGCCCGGCTGCGGCTCGAGCCAATCTGGACCCGTTGCTGATGGCGTACTCTCTAGGAGCACGCGAGGAAGACGGCAAGCTGCGGTTTTTCCGGCTCGCGGATGTCGTCTCCGTCGCGGACGTTCCCTATGCGGATCTCGGGACTGTGGAGTATGGTGCCGAGCCCGGCGACCCGCTGCCGCTCACGCGCACGCAGGAGGCCGAGTTGCCTTCGCGGGTCTCTGTGAGCTACGTGGACCCAGCATTCGACTACCAGACCGACACGCAGCACGCTTTCAGGCAAGTCACGCGATCAGTCTTCGAGCAGTCTGTGGAGTTGCCAATTGCGCTGTCCGCTGGCCAGGCCGCGAGCATCGCGCAACGCCTGATGTTCGACACCTGGTCCAACCGCGACAAGCGCAGCGCCATGGTGCCGCGCAAATACGCGGCTGTCAGCGCGGGCGACGGTGTGACCATCGAATATCCCGAAGGTGTGCGGTCCCTGTGGCGCGTGGTGCGGGCCACCGACACTGGCGTGCGCTGCGAGTGGGAGGTGGTTCCAGCGGACACATCGATCTACGAGCAGACCGCGCCAGGCTCTTCGGGCGGTCCTGGGGGTCAGCAGGTCGCCCCGCTGCCGTCGGTGACGCTGCTCAAGATCCTGGACATACCGATCCTGCGCGACGCAGACAACAACGCCGGCATTTACACGGCAGGCAAGGGCTATACGGGCTCTTCCCTGGGATACACGCTGCGCGCGGGCGTCGATGCGGCCACGCTCACGGAGTATGGGTCCGTGATGTCCGTATCCGTGATCGGAAGCGCGCAGACCGTGCCGGTGGCAGCTCCGCCCAACATGATCGATGAGGCCAGTGTTCTGGTGGTCACTGTCGGCAATGGCGAGCTGCACACGATCACGCGCGATGCGCTGCTGCGCGGATCGCTCAACACCTTCGCGCTGGGCGCGCCGGGTCGATGGGAGATTGCTAGGTTCCAGCGCGCGGAGGAGCTGTCTGCCGGCCAATACCGGCTTACCGGACTGTGGCGCGGCATGCGTGGCACGGAGCATGCCATGGCGGCACATGCCGTTGGCGACGCGTTTGTGCTGCTCACGGGCGCCGGCATGTTGCGCCCCATCATGGGCCTGTCCGACCTCGGCCAGACATGGATCTACCGGGCCTTGAGCATCGGCCGCCAAGACGAGTCTGCTGTCGATCTGAGGTACGCCAACACGGGCGAGGGCTTGCGGCCATTCGCGCCCGTCAACCTGCGCGCCCGCGCCTCCGGCAGCGACCTCACGCTGAGCTGGGTGCGACGCACCAGGCTGTCGGAAAACTGGCTCGGTGGCACGGTGCCGCTGGGCGAGTCAACGCAGGCGTATGAGATCGAGGTGGAGACGCCTTCCGGGGCGATAGCCAACTACACGGCCAGCGCGTCACCAGTGACGGTGCGTGCCGGCGTGTACGAGCCGGTGTTGACTGCAAGCGATGGCGGCCGGGATGGCAAGTCTGCTGTGGTTGTTGGCGGCTACCTGTACTCGATCTACACGTCGAGCGGAGATGGAGGCATCCGCAAGCGTGTTGCCGAGTCCTTGGCCCAGGTATCTCAGCAGCTGATCGGTGTTGGGACTGGAACTGCGCCGCGCTTGGTGGCCAACGGCAGCAACCTGTACACCAGCAGCCAGGGCTCCGGCACTCCTGGGTCTGTGCGCCGCTGGGATGCAGATCTTGTGCAGCAGGCCGTGGTGGCGCTGCCATTGGCTGGTGATGGGCAGGACATGGTGATCGTCGGCGGTCTGCTGTGGGTCGCGTGCTCGTACAGCGGGATCATCCGAGGTCTGGATCTCACGACACTGGCCACGGTGCGCGACATCAACCTCACAGCGCACCACCTGACCACCGACGGCACGTCAATCTGGGCTGTTTCGCGCGCAACGGATCGCGGCTACCGGATCGACCCCGCCACGGGATCTATCACGCTGCAGTTCGGCGTGGGTGGCTTCCCGATCGGCTGCGTGATCTCTGGTGGATTGCTGTGGTCTCTGTCGGCCCGCGACAAGGAGCTTGCGTGCTACTCGCTCAGTGACGGCATGCCCCAGGCTTTCCGGCTTCCGGCTGTGGACGACCAGTCCACCGGCCAGTTTGGCGCGCTGTCTGCTGCAGGTGACTACGTCGCCGTGGGCACAACGCTTGTGCAAGTCGTCAATGCCTCGCTGCTCGAAAAAGTGGGGCAGGTACGGCTGAGTACATCTCCATCGGTTGCGCCGGTGGCCACGCTGCTGGCGCCTGGCCGGCTTGTCGCAAGCAGCGCGGATCTGGCAACCAGCTATTACGACCGGACTGCGTTCCCTCCGGGTAGCGTCGTGCGGGTTTATCAAATGTCCGAGGCGGTTGGGCGCGGGCATCCGGCGCTTGTCACTTTGTAGGAGTCGATATGGATCAAGTAATTGCCGGCAGCGGCGCGGACGTTATCGTCAACGAGAATTTCCGCGCAACTGCGGCAGCATCAGTATTTGGCATGCGAGGCAGCACAACGACTGGGCTCACCCTGGGATACTACGGTGGTGCATTCGGTGGCGCCATAGTTGCAGACGGGGCAATAACTCTGCCTGCAAATTCGACTGTTTATGTCGTGGCAAACCGAACATCTGGAGTCGTGTCAGCAGCCACATCAACCACAAATTGGGATAACCAGGACGACTACCTGCGCATAGGAGTCGCAAACACTGGTCCGGTCACAATAGGTAGCTGGGTTGATTGGCGAGAGGCATATTCAGGCGCTGGCGGATCTGGAGGTGGCTTCGCGAATCCGATGACGGCTGTCGGAGATCTCATCGTCGGCGGAACAGATGGCGATCCGATGCGGCTGTCTGCTGGGGCGACTGGCGATGTGTTGCAGATCGTGGCAGGGCAACCTGCGTGGGGCCCTAGCGGAGGTGGCGGCGGCTCTTCGATTGAGGCACCGTTTACTGCGCCGCCGCAAACGGGTTGGGCCTGGGTCAACCAGGGGACAAGCACGCTTGTTGACGCTGTTTCGGAGCAGGTTCTGGTTGGTGGCGCTACGGGCTCTGGAGCCAACCTGGTTGCTAGGGCGCGCACCGCCCCGGCTACGCCCTATACAGCAACTGCCCGAATCCGCGCGATCAGCCCGGCAAAGGCATACATGAGCGCAGGCATCGGGCTGCGCAACTCGTCTACAGGGCAGATTATTGCGTTCGACTTGCTTGCATTGTCCACCGGCGCAACATTTCGCGTTGCGAAATTCAACACTGCTGTCTCGTTCAACTCTGAATATATCAATATTACATTCCCGTACTTGAGCGATCTATGGCTGAGAATATCTGACGATGGCACGAACAGGAAATTCTTCTGGTCAAGCGACGGTGTTTATTGGACTCAGTTTTACTCTGTTGGAAGAACTGATTTTATGACGCCAGATCAACTGGTGTTTTTGGTTGGAACGGAAAATTCGTTGACTCCCAACTTTGCTCCAATATCCAGACTCTTGAGCTGGAAGATTGAATAATCTAACTGCACCAATACCAACCCGCTTCGGCGGGTTTTTTCATGCCCAAAACAGCCCAGAGGAGGAGCTGATGAATCAACTGGAACCGACGAATGTGGCCATCGCGCTGGCCTCGGTGCTCTTCGGGCCGAGGCTCGCCGAGCTGGCTGGGCCATATGCCGTGATCCTGATCGCCTCAACCGTGGGCGCGGCCTGGGCGCTGGGCCGGCGCGACCCGAGCGCGCGCCTCGGCGCCGTGGGCTACTTCATGCGGCTGAACGCCACGGCTGTGCTGGTGACCTGGGGCCTGGCCACGCTGGCAGGCCGCTGGCTGGGTTTCGATGAGACCAACTGGATGCTGGCGCCCATCGCGCTCCTGGTGGGCGGCGTGGGCGACGACTGGCCCCGCCTGGGCCGCTGGGTTTTCGAGCGCGTGGCGCGAGTGCTGGAGCGTAAAGCCGGTGGCGGCGAAGGAGGTGCGTGATGACGTGGCAAGCACATCAACTCCTGGCTATGGCCAATCTCGCGATCTGCATGGGCATTGGCTGGGCCTGCATCTGCCGGCTGAACTCCCATGTTGCCCGCGTGCACAAGCTGGCGCGCGCTCGGTACGTACTGCTGCTGGCGGGCGCTGTGGCCTCTGGACTGCAGCCCACGCTGTGGAACACATGGACCACCGTGGGCGACACCATCTTCAGCGCCTGCGTGCTCGCGGGCCTGCTCATCAATGTGGCGCGCTGGCACGGCGCTGGCCACCTCATGCGAAGGCAAGACGATCATGAACTTTGACCAAGCATTCGACCGTCTGCTGGGGCACGAAGGCGGCTACAGCAACAACTCTGCTGACCCGGGCGGGGAAACGATGTGGGGCGTCACAGCCCGCGTCGCGCGGGCAGACGGCTACCTCGGCGAGATGCGCGACCTGCCGCGCGACCGCGCGAAGAGCATCTATCGGCGCCTGTATTGGGATGCCGTGCGCGCTGATCAGCTGCCCGAGGCGGTGCGCTTCGACGTGTTCGACGGCGCCGTCAACAGTGGGCCGGCGCAGTCCATCAAGTGGCTGCAGCGCGCGGCCGGTGCGGCGGATGACGGCATCCTCGGCCCCAAGACCATGGCGGCTGCAGCAGCTGCAGGCCCGGCACTGGCCGCCCGATACAACGGCCACCGGCTGCTCTTCCTGGCCGACCGCCCGACCTGGGGCAGCTTCGGCAAGGGCTGGGCCCAGCGCGTCGGCAAAAATCTGCTGGGAGCCTGAGCATGATGACTCCCGCACAAATAGCCGTGGCCGCGCTCGCAGCCGGCAACCTGCTGCTGGGCTGGGCCTGGCTGTCTGCGCGCGATGACGCGGCCACTGCCCGCACCGAGTTGACCGGCATGCAGCAGCAGCGCGACGGCGCCCGCCAGTCCGCCAAGGCCTGCAGCGATGCGACGGAGGCCCTGGGCGCCCTGGCCGCGCAGCGTGCTGCCGAGGCGGCGCCGGCCCGTGCTGCAGCCGTTGGCCAGGCTGCCGCGCTCAACGCCCGCGCCGACTACACGCTGTCCCGCCAGCCCGCTGCCGGCGACAACTGCGCGAGCCTGCAAGCCCTGGGCCGCGACTGGCTCAAGGGGAGGGCCAAGCCATGATGCGCGCCGCCATCCTGCTGCTGGGCGCACTCGCCCTGGCCGGCTGCAGCTCCGTGCCGCGAGTCGAAATCCAAGAGGTCAAGGTGCCCGTGCCCGTGGAGTGCCGCGAGCCCATTCCGAACAGGCCCGCCATGCCCACGGAGGCCCTGGCCGACGATGTCGACCCCTTCGAGCTGCTGCGCGCGGCCCTGGCTGAGATCGACCGCCGCGAGGGCTACGAGGTGCGGCTGCTGGCCGCGCTGATGGCGTGCACGCGGCCGCTCTCACGTACCATGCAGCCATGAGCTTCGATCAGATCGCAATTGCCCTGCTGGGCGCCCTGGCGGCCTGGCTCTCCCAGGCCCGGGGAGAGGGCTCGCGCAAGTGGGCGCCGGTGTTCGGCATGCTGGGGCAGCCGTTCTGGTTCTATGCCAGCTGGCAGGCCGAGCAGTGGGGCATCTTCGCCGTGTCAATCATCTATGCCTGCGCGTGGGCTCGGGGGCTGTGGGTCTACTGGATCTCGCCACGGCGCGCGCGGGGCACGGAGTCCATTCAACTGGTCCCGGGCCGCAAGCCATGATCTACACGCTTCACATCGATAAGGAGGCGCCTGGCCTGTACGCAGCCCGCGTGCTCGATGGACGGGCCGAGGTCGCAGAGTATCAGACGGCCACCATCTCCGGGGCCATCAGGGACTGTGCAGGTGTAGCTTTCCCTGGCCTCGACGGCTTCCACGTCTGGTATGGCCATGTTTGCATCGGCACCACGTCGCTCTACAGCATGCGCCACGACGCCGAGACGCTGGCGCAGCGGCTGGTGAGCCTGCATTCACAGTTCGGCGGGTAG